GCGACAATTAATAAATGACGCTACCTGATATGATAGAAAAAATAAAAACTTTCTGGAATAACAGAAGTAACAAAACAAAAATAGCTATTGTAGCTATAGTTGTTGTTATTCTTTTATTACTTTAAATGAAGAAAATAAAAGATTTCCTTTTAGGACTGTTGGAAACCATTGGTTCAAAACTTCACGTCTGGGCGTGGAATCGAAGATGGAATAAGAAATATAGAAAATAACACTCACTCTTTTTAAAGAGGAGTGCCCTTACAAAGATATATTGCCTTTCGTAATTACTTGCGAGTATGAAACAAGAGATAACGATGGATGTATGTTTGGTGTTTAATAAACCTATAAACGGAGGATAATATGGCAAACGCTGTAGCATCACGTATAGGTTCAATTAACAGTGCTACTGATAAGAACGCACTATTCCTAAAGGTAAGAAATTGCCTAGTTATATAGCAATATATAATTGAAACCTCTTCAAATTCGGTGAAAGCTTAACTGCTAATACCGAGCTAAGACTAGAAATAGTAAAGTGTAGAGACTAGACGGAGAGCAACTCTTTGAGTTGAAGGTATAGTCCACGCTTATATGAAAATATAAGGTTACGTGATTTTCTGGTGAAGTCCTTGCGACTTTTGTTAGAGAAAACAAAATGTTAGGAATGAGTTCTGTGCGTTCAATTTCTCAAGGTAAATCAGCTCAGTTTCCTGTAATAGGAACTACAACTGCGGCTTATCATACTGTAGGAAATGAAATCGTTGGCACTGAAGTAAAACACGCAGAGAAGACTGTCTCTATCGATGACCTTTTATTATCTAGTGCGTTCTTGTCTAATTTAGACGAGGCTAAAAACCACTACGATGTTAGAAGCACATATTCTTCAGAGATGGGAAGAGCATTAGCAAATAAAGTAGACCAACATCTACTTCAGCTTACAGTTCTAGCGGCAGCAGCATCTACTACTATAACAGGTGGTTCAGGTGGTGAAAATGTCATAGACGCTGATTGCAAAACTAATGCGGCTTCAATGATAACATCAATTTTTGAATGTGCTCAAGCACTTGATGAAAAAGATGTTCCTTCTCAAGATAGATGGGCTGTGGTTACGCCAGATGTTTATTACCAATTAGTTGCGAATGATAAAATTCTCAACAGAGATTTTGGTGGTAACAATGGTGTATATAGTGATGGTACTGTAATTAAAGTTGCAGGTATCAACATTGTAAAATCAAACACTGCTGTCACTGCGTTTACTGACCAATCTGCTTCAATTAGTGGAACTAACAATACTTATTCTGTTGACGCTCAATATGTAGGTGCTGTTGTATTTCATAAATCAGCAATTGGAACTGTTAAATTAATGGATTTGGCTATGGAGTCAGAATACGACATTCGTAGACAAGGTACATTAATGGTTGCGAAGTTAGCTTTAGGTCATGGTAAATTTATTTGCCTAGTTATTTGGTGACAGATAACTGAAACTTTTCAAATTCGGTGAAACCTTTTAAATGGTAATACCGAGCCAAGCTTTATTGAAGGTGTAGAGACTAGACGGAAAGTAACTCTCTGAGTTAAAGGTATAGTCCAAGCCAATACGAAAGTATTGATTACTTGATATTAAGACCTGAAAGTGCTTGCAAAATAGTATCTCAGTAATAATTGAACAACTAACGTAAGGGATAGGCGAGACATTTAGTTTCGCCTTCCCACAAACTATTTTTTTATTTATGGCAACAATAACAACAAGAACAACACAATTAGAAGCAGTTAATACAATGCTTTCTACTATTGGAGAAGCTCCAGTTAATTCTTTAACAGGCGTTCTTCCATTAGACGCAAGTACAGCAGTAAATATCTTGAATGAAGTAAATCGTGAAGTCCAGTCGGCAGGTTGGAAATTTAATACTTCTTGGAAGGTATCTCTTAATAGAGATGTAAATAATAAATTAGTAGTAGGAGCAGATGTCTTACACATTGAATTTGACCATCTAAGAGAAAGTAAATCTTCTTACGACCCAGTATTAAGAGGAAATTATTTATATAACTTAGCTAAAGAAAGTTACACATGGGATAAAGATTTTGAATATGTAACAGTTATTTATCTTTTAGATTTTGAAAATATTCCTGAACAAGCAAGAAGATATATAACTATTAGAGCAAGTAGAGTTTATCACGATAGAACTTTAGGCTCACAATCAATACACAAATTTTCTATTCAGGATGAAATAGGAGCTTTAGCTTTATTAAAACAAACTGAATCTGACACTGCTGACCACAATATTTTTGATAGTTTAGACCAACACAAAATTATTAATCGAAATAATATTATTAAATACAGTACATAAAATGCCTTTAATCTCTCGAACAATTTCAAATTTAATTGGAGGGGTTTCACAACAACCTGAAGTGCTTCGATTAGAAAATCAAGCAACTACTCAAGAGAATGGTTTTTCCGGAGTTGTAGAAGGATTGAAAAAGAGACCTCCAACTAGCTATGTAGCAAAGATAACTGGTAGCAGTTTATCTAACGCATATATTCATACTATTAATAGAGATACTTCAGAAAGATACATTGTAACAATTACAAGCGGAGCTATTTCTGTTTACGATATAGACGGAACAGCAAAGACAGTAGTAGCTCAAACTAATGCCACTAACTATTTAACATCTTCCAGTCCTAGAACTGAGTTTAAATGTTTAACAGTTAATGATTATACGTACATAATAAATACTTCAAAAACTGTTGCTATGGATTCAGCAACGAGTACAGCTAAAGTTGAAGAAGCAATTTATCAAGTTACTCAGGGCGTTGATGCTATAGATTATTCAGTTACGATAGATTCAACGACTTATTCATTTACAAGTACAAATTCAAATACTGAAGATATTAGAGACGGATTATTTACAGCAATAGGAACAGTATCAGGATATACGTTTACAAAAATTGGAAATTCATCTTTTAAAGTAGTTAAAGCGGCTGGCACGCTTTCAGTTTCAGCTAGTGATGGCTATGGAGACAACGCTTCTCAAATTATTTATGACAGCGTTCAAAACTTTTCTGATTTACCTTCAGAAGGAATTGATGGCCAAGTTGTAGAAATTAAAGGCGATGCCGCTAATAATTTTGATAATTATTGGGTGAAATGGGTAGCAAGCACTTCAGTGTGGGAAGAAACTTTAGCTCCAGCAATTAAATATAAATTTGATTACGATACAATGCCTCATTTGCTTATTAGAACAGCAGATGGAAATTTTAGATTAACTCAAGCAGATGGTTCAAGTTATACAATTTCAGCTACTTCTTACGATGTACCTGAATGGGGTGAAAGACTTGTTGGAGATTTAGATAGTGCTCCTAACCCATCTTTTGTTGACACAACAATAAAAGATATTTTCTTTCATAGTAATAGACTTGGTTTATTAGCAGATGAAAATGTAGTTTTATCAAGAGCTAGTGAATTTTTTGAATTTTTTGCTGAAACAGTTACAGATGTTTTAGATACAGATGTTATTGATATAAATGTCAGTCACACAAAAGTTAGTTTGCTGAAAAATGCAATTCCATTTAATTCTAATTTATTAATATTTTCTGACCAGACACAATTTCTTTTATCTGGTGGAACTTCATTAACACCTTCAAATGTTGCTGTAGATGTAGCAACTGAATATGAAGCTTTAGATGGAGTTAAACCTGTTGGTTCAGGTAACAATGTATTTTTTGGCTTTAATAAAGGCGAATATACAGGTTTAAGAGAATACTATGTAGAAGCTGATGGTGAAACAAATGAAGGAGAAGACATCACCGCCAACGTACCTAAATATATTCCTTCAAGTATTTTTAAATTTGCGATTGCTTCTAATGAAAATGTTTTAGTTGCTTTAAGTTCTAAATCTACAGAAGTTAATGCGTTATATATTTATCAGTGGTTTTATGCAGACAGTAAAAGATTACAAAGTGCTTGGCACAAATGGACTTTTGGCACTACATCAAATGTAACAATTTTAAATGTAGATTTTATTGGAACGACTTTATATTTATTAATAGAAAGGTCAGATGGCGTTTACATTGAAACGATTGATGTAGCACCAGCAACAGTAGATACTTCAGCAAGTTATTTAACTCATTTAGATAGAAAAATTACTAATGCTACAACAGGCGTAAGTGAAAGTTATAATGCTGGTACAGACCAGACTACAATAACGATTCCTTACACGATTGATAATACAATTAAATTAGTTGGAGCTTCGACAGCTTCAAATACTGCTGGAAGAGATATTACTTTAGTTTCAGCGACAGGAACTTCGATTGTAGTGAGTGGAGATATTACAGCTTATGATTATTTCATCGGCGAACAATATACTTTTACTTATACATTCTCACAGCAATATATGGCTTTAGGAGAGCAATATGCTTCAGGTTCAAGAACAAGAATAAAAGATGGTAGATTACAAATTCGTAATTGGACTGTCAGTTATAATGATACATCTTATTTTCAAACCAGCGTAACACCAAAAGCAAGAGATACAGAAACTTCGACTTTTACTGGTACAGTTGTTGGTTCAGGATTAGCTGGCCGAGTTAATTTAGAAGATGGAGATTTTGAATTTGCAGTATTAAGTAGAAATGAAGGTTTAGTTGTTGCACTTACCAATGACAGTCATTTACCTTCAAATTTTGTAAATGCGGAGTGGCAAGGATATTATGTCAAACCAGCTTAAACCTCATTTAAGAGTTGCTACTGAAAAAGATTGTATTTATTTAGCTAAGAAATTAAGAAAAGAAGATTATCAAGAAATAAAAGCAGTATCAGGTTTATCACCTCTAATTAGTTTATTAATAGGATTAGAATTAAGTGACGTACCTTTAGTCATTTGTAATAAAAAGAATAAACCGGTAGCTATGCTTGGTGTCGTACCACGAGGACTCTTCGGAGCAATTTGGATGGTCGGCACAGAAGATTTAAAGAAAATAAGTTTAAGTTTTATACGAAATTGTAAAGGAGTGTGTGATATTCTTCAAAAAGATTATCAGCTTCTTAATAATTTTGTAGATGCTCGAAACACTTTACATATTAATTGGTTAAAGTGGATGGGCTTCTCTTTCATTAACAAACATCAACGATATGGAGTAGAACGTAGATTATTCTACGAATTTGTAAAAATATAATGTGTGACCCAACTTTAATAGTAGCTGGCTTATCGGCTGGTATGCAATATCAACAGTCTATTACTCAACAAAAACTTGCACAGCAACGAGATAGAAGACAAAATGAAATTGCGGAAAAGAATTTAGCTTATAGACGAAAAGCTTCTACTTTAAAATTAAAACAATCTACTGAAAAGAATTTAAAGAAATTAGAAGAAGCTGAAAAAGAAATTAGAAGAAGAAAAGCTAAATTTAAAGCCGCTAAAACTTTTGACGGAAATACTTTTAATACTTTATTAGCTAATTATTATAGAAGTGAAGGAAATTATAGAAATACTGTATTAGGAAATATTCAGAAAAATAAATTTCAATTCGACAGAACACAAGAAGCTTTAACAACTCAATACGA